ACTGTGTTACATTTTCATTAGTTGAGGACAAGGTTTTATTTGTATTTGTCAAGTCATTACTTAGACTATTTACAGTCTGATTAGTAGAACTTAATCCTTTTGAAACTTCATCAATATTATTATTGGTAACAGAGAATGATTTTGATACACTTAATTTTAATGAATCTGTTTTTTGTGATATTTCAGATTTTAATCCTTTAGCATAATCATTTAAAGTAGATGATGTTCCTTCAATAAGACGAGATAGCTCATTTGTTTTTCCTTGTAACTTTATAATATCATGTTGAATGCCATTAACTTCGGCAAGAGATTGGTCACCTTCTGATACAATGCTATCCATAAGCATCTGGATACCTGTTAATGTTCTTTGCAACACGTAAGACATATATACCTTATTATTCGTGTCTATTATTCTAATAGTATCACCAGTCTCTACACAAGGGTTACCCTGCAATGTAATATTTACCGGGTTAAAAATTACTTTAGATATTTTGGAAAGAACATTATTAGCAATGGTCTTTAATTCATCAGTTCCCGATGAATATGTTAGAAAATTACCTTGAATAATATAAGTTACTCCTGTATCATCTCCAGCAATGTAACCAATATCATCTTCACTTTGTCGTATTTGTAATTTTGTAATCTGTTCAAAATTAGTATCTCCTACCTGAAGTGTCTTATATTCGCCCATCTCTAATCTACGAGTATCAACATTTCCAGGTTTTGTCGGAAATAATGATTTATTCGGATATAAAGTCTTGCTTGGGAATAATCCTCTTGAAAAGGATTTTAGTTCTACATATATAAATATATCATCTCTGGACATTTTTCCAAATACACCATTGATTTCACAAATTGCTTCAAGTACATCTTTAGCAGTCAAATCAATATTATCTACTGATTTTGATACTTTCATATTGTCATTAACCAATGTAGTTGTTTGCTGAGTTAATCCAATATATTTAAAAAATGAGTCTCTAAAAGCTTTTAGTGTTATAGACTCATACTCAGTTTGGTAATAAGTAATAGGTTCAAGTGCCTCATAATACTCTGTTACTTCTTTGCCATCTATACCAGTATATGTCCATTCTTTGGTAACATTTTCATATCTAATCAATGGTACTTGCTTGCTAGGAAATAGCTTGTTATACCACTCACTCACATTAATAGATGATACTGAGTATAATCTATCATAAGCTGTGATATTTCTATATTTCTTATCACTTGTCAGTGTATCTTCATCAACTATATATGTACCAATTTTAAATGGCACATCATCTTTATTATCTAGGGTCTCTGTTACTTGTAACGTTTGACCTTTCAATGAATTTACTGTATTAGCTATTTTGATTTTCAGACAAGAGGACTCGCATTTACCAAATGATAATTTACTGTCGGAGCATAATGACTCCGACAGTGAGAAATCACTGGATGTAGATGAGAAATTTTTATTTGTCAAAATAGTTCCATCTTGACATACAATTTTTAGTTGTTTATCAACAGATGACTTATCAAATAAATCATAATATTTATAATCTATCATACATCCTCCTTAGTATCCTACAAATTCAAATGATACTGTATCATAGTAGACTAAATCTTCTTCAATATCGTCTATTGTAAATTCAGTATCAACTTTATATACTTTTTGTGTGATATAATCATTTATTTCGGGTACAAATACTTCCATAGTAACATCTTTTTCATTACTATTTTCATATCTGTCACGTATAGGCTTCATTATATCTTTTTCAAAAGTTTCATTGTCAAGACCATCTAATATATCAAATGATATTGATAAAGGCATATGCTCTAAAGCATTTCTTGTTAATATTCCGTTTGCATTTCTGAAACTATCTATATCTTGTCCGTTTACTTTCACTTTATATGTTCCATACTCAATGTGCTTGAGAGGAAAAGTAAAAGTATCTATTTTAATTAAATATCCATTATAACTCATACTTTCCCTCCTTAATAAGAAAATGCACTTTTACCAGTTTGCTTTATAAATTGTCTATCTTGATTTCTAATAGCCCTAAACACTTCTTTTCCATCAATTTCAATCACTATTGGTGAATTATCTGACATATTCATGCCTTGCAAAGTCTCTTTTAATGCTTGCTTAATTGTATCCAATGGTGCCTCAATATTAGTTCCATGTTTTTGGTCACCTACAACAGATAAGAATGGTTGATTTGCTGGGAGCACTGCTCCAGTTGCAAGTCTAGGCAAGCTAACTCTTGATATAGTGCTAAGATTAAATCCTAATGACTTACCACCTAATCCAGGAACCCAAGCAGGGATGCTAAAATGTAAATGATTAAGTGCCCTAATCATAGAGTTAAAACCTCCAATTATTCCATTAACCATGCTTTGTATACCACTCAGAATACCATTAATAACTCTCTTAATTGTACCCCAGATAGCATTCCATACTCTGGATATAACAGATGATATAGTATTCATCACGCTTGTAATAACTGATTTTATTCCATTGAAAGCCGCAGTTATACCATTTTTTAAAGCATTAACAATTCCCAGTACAACAGACTTGATGCCATTCCATATACTTGAAATGAAAGTTTTAATGCCTCCAAAAATTGTTGTAATAATAGTTTTTGCCACATTGAATCCAGTTTTTATAAACTGCACAATTACTGAAATTGCTCCGGTGAAAATTGACTTAATAGTTGACCATATACCTGAGATGAATCCAGTTAATGCATTCCAAATTCCTGTGAATATTTCCTGAACTCCCTGCCATGCTAATGACCAATCACCTGTAAATACACCTGTGATAAAATCTATAATTCCACCAAGAGTTTCCATTATGCCTGATAAAATATCAGCTATAGTTCCTATAATTGAGGATACAGTTTTAACCATTGATTCCAAAATAGGAGTTATAACCGGAACTACATTAGCAACAATCCATGCAATCAATGGTTCAAGTACATTTTTCCATAATTCACTTATTGCCAGCACAATCTTTCCAACAAGTGTGATTAGATTATTAACAAAAGGTTGGAGATGAGTTTCCCACAATGTTTGGATTGCTGTTGCTACTGTTGTTAAAAATGGAGCTACTTGACTATTCCATACATCTAAAAGACTACCTACTAAACTGCTAAATCCATCTGTTATATTTTGAAAAGCAGGTGCTAAATATTCATCATACACGTTAAAAATCTGTTCAAATGTATTCTTTATTGCTCCATGAATTGTATCCATTGCAATAGATATAGGTTCAAGCAATCCCATTACAGCTTGTTGAATTTTATCCTTATTATCAATAATAGGTTGAGCAATTAAATTATATAAATCGGAAGATAATCTTCCAGTTAATTCCATAAAACCTAATGCTAAATCTGCATTAATTCCCATGAAATCTCCAGTTATATTTTTAGCTGTATCACTTCTAAATACAGTAAATATCTCTGCTATAGCTGTTGATAAGTTTCCAGTGATTTGAGCTACTTTACTTGATATATCAAATAATCCAACTATTCTATCAGTAATATATCCACTGTCTTTTGATAAGAAGCTATCAACTCCACCAACCAGATTTTCAACTATTGTTTGACCTATGCTAACCATGCTTCCTGCAAGCTGTCCCAAAGCATACGCAACATTATTAGCCCAGTTATTTGCCGCATTTATAACATTCGGGTTGGTGAATATATCTTGTAATTGCTTACCAATACTTGCAAGATGTTTCTGAGTCCTTTTTATACTTGCATCAAAATCAGTTCCTAATCCATTTTTGAAACCTTTTTTAAGTAAATCTACAAGCTCTAATAATCGTTTCTTAACACCATCAAAAATTGTATTAATTTTAGAATTTGCTTGGTCTATAACAGAATCTGTGCCTGAGCTAATGTCGGGTGTTGCAAGACCACCGCCTCCTCCAGCACCTCCTGCACCTGTACCACTATCAGACTGTGAGGTCATTGTGTTATTTAATTTATCAAAGGAAGCCAATGATTTTGAAGCTGTCTTAGATGCTTTTTTAGTGGCTGTATCATAATCACCAACTGCTGTGGTAGCATCGTCAAAAGCATCTGCTGTGTCTGATATAGCTCCGCTAACTTGATTAGCACTTTGAACCTGTATACCAAATACGCTGGATAATACAGACCCTATGGATTTAGCTATAGCAATCATACGACCCATAATCATATTAAGTGCTTTAACTAAAGGAGTTAATACAGTGATTATTCCAGTGCCTAATACACCTAAAAATTCTTTCCACTGTTCTTTCAATACTCTTGTCTGATTAGCCCATGAATCTTGAGTATCAATGAAGTCATCCCCTATATATCCAAGCTGTTGCATAACATACTGATATCTAAGCATTACTCTCTCAGACTGAGACATCTCATTATATGATTTTGTAATACCTTGAGCCAAAGCAAATTGCTTTAGATTTACTTCGGTCATAACAACGCCATATTGCTTTAATGTCTCTGTTTCACCCGTATATATAGATTTTAATGCAATTGCGGCATATTTATTGGAAGTATTAAAGAAAGATGCCATGTTAGCACTTAATTTTGTCAAATTTAATGCCATATCCTTAGCATCTTGTGAGGAGGTTAGCATTGACTTTCCCATTGCCATGAAAGTAGAGCCGGTTTGATAAGCTTCCAGTCTTGAGATTCCTAAATTCTTAATGGAACTATCTGCAAGAGCATCCATTTCACCTCGCATATTTCCAAATGCTTTTTGAACCACATTATCAACCTCAGTTAAGTCTGATGCTACATTAACAGCTTGTTGACCAAAATTAATAAGGGCTTTTAAACTAAATACAACACCTAATGTGCCAATAATTCCTTTTAATGAACTTTTTAGGGAACTCATAGATTTAGTTGCACCATTCATGCTATTACTTATCTGGTTCATAGCTTTGGTTCCAGTGTTTCCCATTTCATTAAACTGAGGTTTGAGATTGTTCAATTCTTTTTTTAACCCAGTAGAATCCAATCCGGTCTCAATTACTACTTTACCATCTGCCATTATATATGCACCTCCTTTCTATCCAATTAACGCATCCAAAGCGTCTTTCTCTGCTTGACTACGTTTATTTTTACGCTTCTTTAAATCAATGATATCTTTATTCTCATTATAGAAAGTACGTTCCCATTTCTCTAATTTTTTATGTTTTGCCTTCTTTTCCCTGATACGAACTACAGTAGAGAACATACCTTCTCCAATTTCATTGAATAAACCAATAAATGTCCACCAGTGCATGTATTTAACATCTCTTACTTCATATCCGGCAATTTTATTAATAGCTGAAAAAATAATCTGCTCATCCTGTTCCCAATCATATAATTGTGGTCGCATATGCTGATTCTGTGATGATTGTTCTGATTGAATCTGACCTCCATCTAAGAACCATAAAGCTTTTTCGTATGCTGTACCAGTTGACTTAGGTATCTTATCCTTAAAAAGAATTGAAAGAACCACCATTATTTTTTCCATATCTGTAAGTTCGTCATCCATACATGCTTGCATGATAACTAATATATCTCTATAGTCTGTGCGGATTTCATAGTCAATATTATCAACTTTCAATGTTGTTGGTAACTTACCAATCATATTACTCTACCTGCTTTGTATATTTTTCTATATGTTTCATGCTCTTTTTAAACTCAGCTTCTGTCTCTTTCTTAATTATTGGCATGAAAGCTAATAAGAATCTTTCAACAAATGTTACACCTTTATATGAGGATAATGCACTCTGATTTCCAAATACAACTTTACTTGCATTTTCATCATCAAAAAGGGTGTTAATTTCATTCTTAATAAGTTTATCCATCCTGTCGAACTCATTTACTATATTAACCTCATTTTCATTGATACTTGTAAGTTCTTTGATATACTCTTTAATGTGCTCCTGCATTGCTTGAGCACGAGGATATAAATTAATGTCTGAAGGGTTGAATGAGATTTGACCTCTTACATTTCCATTCTCATCTTCTATATCGTATGTCTTTAATCCGGTTTCAATTTTAATTCCTGCCATAATTTTTCTCCTTATAAAAAAAATAGGATAAGGATAAATTAATACCCTTATCCTTGTATCTAATCAATAATGGTTTTATGTTCATCGTCTAACGACTGTGAATTTATATCGCTAGTACCCTGACTAGCCTTTTTTGGGTGTGAATGTAGGCACACCACTAGCAATAGTTACTGTACCTTCTTTTCTATTTCCATCAAAGAGTACATCAAATGGAATTGATACTCCTGATGTATCACCACCATAAGATTGTGGCTTCACGATAACATCTTCTACCCATGCCTGATGAGTGGTTTCTGCCGTATCCTTGATAATAACTTCAAGAATCTGGGTTTTACACTTATCACCTTTAAGTCTATTCATGGCAATATCTACAAGTTTCTCATAGATGCTATCTTCTGGGTTAGCATAGTATGGGTCAGCTGACATGCTAGGCTCATAACCATTATCTTTTACAGTTGTTTCTCCTAAAATATTCTTAGTGGTCTCTGTATCAGGATTTAGTTCTACTGACATATCGTCAATGTCTTTTCCTATAAGAAACCATGTGGCAGTACCTGTTCCAAAAGAACTATCAATGTAATGCATTAATGCTTCTCGTGCTAATTTCATTTTCATTCCTTCCTTTCTGTGTATGTTATTTTTACTTGAAATTGATATTTAGATAGTTGATTGGTTGTATCAACTAATAATGTTGGGGCATTGGTAAGTACTTCTATTTTTTCTATGTTACACTTTTCTCCAAAATCTGGTCCGGAGTCAATTGATTGGTTATCAATCCATTCGGAAAAATTCTGAACCTCATCCAGTGCTTCCATATTTACATCGCTAGTACCTGAATTGTCATAGCTTGTAATCATGTCTATAGCAAATGCAAGTTCTTTTCTCATTGAACCATCAATAAATTTTTGTACTATACGAACTCCAGGTACACTATTCATTGTTACTGCGCCCACAAACATTGGTGTAGCATTAAAATACATCCAATGTCCTAAAGGCTCATAATTTTCAGTCAACCATTCATTTACTTGCCTGTAAAGATTCATAATTTAAACATTTCTCCTTATATATTCAGATACGCTTTGAGCAACGATATTTTTATACATCTCAAAAGCAGGAACTTCCCAATGACTTGTTGCAAGTGGATTTTGTTCTTTACTATAATTAAGAGGTATATTCGTTGGAACTTTAGGTACACCAGGTCTACTCCAGAATCCATAATCTTTGTCATAGAAAGCACCTTTTCCTGTTATAAGGTCAACATATAATTTTCCTTCCCATTGATAATGAGCATAAGGTGAATTATATGTAACTTTGAATGGGTCTATTGTAATATTACTGGCTAATATACCTTCTTGCATTGGTGTATATTTGGCAAAATATCTTGACCATTCACTAGCCAAGAATTTTCCTATTTTATCAGATTCAGCTAATCTGTGAACTGTAGCAGGCGGGTTATAAAGTTTGATAGTAACCTTAGCATTACTCATTACACACCACTCACTTTCAATCTAATAGTTGCTCCGCATCTTTTAGGAACTTCTATGATACTTCTTACTTCACACACCATGCCTTTATGCTTGTTTTTCAGTTGTATGATACTATTTGGTAAAAAATCTTCATTTATTTCCTTTAAAAATATATAATCTCCTTGTGACAAAGTATAATAAGAATCTTTATTTTCAAGATTCTTCCATTCATCATAAGGTATATACTTATCATCAAAAGGAATTAAAATGGTGAATGCTTGACCCATACTAACTTGTGTTCCATTAACATCCATAACACGCTCAATGCTATATTGGATATTATGCAAGAAACATTTATACCAGACATCAAGTCCCGTTATACTATCACTTTTAGCTAATCTATTAGCTATTGTTATTGTCAGTGCATCCATTGTTTTCTACCTCGATAAAGTAATTCGGGATACTCCCATAAGTATTCATTAACTAACTGAATAATCTGTGTATCTATAACACTTTTTCCTTCATTGTTTGTTGCACTATAACCAAAACTTTCAATCCCATTGGAATAACTGGTTAGGTTCTGTGCTTGGTCTATATTCATCTGCTCCCAGAAATTTGTATTTAATCTAAAACAAAGATTAACTACTGCTTCTGGGATGATATCTAATTTTCTGATTCTGCCATTTGTCAGATAATCTAACTTTGCTTCAACTTCAATTTCATGCTGATTAAAGGCGGTTTCATTGAGTGTACCACCTAACTCTTTATATTTGTTATAATCAAGATACATTCAATTCCACCGCCTTTCTATGCTTCAATTTTAGTAGACTTTCGTCCACGTTTTGGCTTTATTTCTTTCTGCAAAGTTTCAGTTTCATTCTTAATTGTGTTATTATCAATGGTTTTATGTTTCTCAATATATTCAACAGCACCATGATTAAGATGCTGTTGAATAACCATATCATTATCACTATTAAGAATTACTCCTGTGGGTAAGAGTAATTGCATAATTTACACTCCTTTATTCCTCGGTGTTAGACTGTACCTGTGTCTTTCCTGCACGTACAACAGTGCTTCCGGTTGCTTCAATCTCTACAATAGCAATTTCATCATTGTCTGTTGCAGTAATCTCTGCTGTACCATCCCAATCAGTATAATCAGTTACTGTAGCACCAATCTTTGGTAAATCTACTGTCTTAGCTGTCTTATACTTATAAGTATTAGTACCTGTCTTAGCAGGGCTTACGCTGATTTTGGTTTTTCCACTTGTGGAACCTTTAGATGATGTTACTACAATCACACCCTTTGGTGCATAATAGAGAATAGTCTCTGGAGTAACACATTTAGTTCCATAATAGAAGAAAAGCTCAACAGCATATGCATTAGACATTGGAATCTTCTCTGCTGAATATGGGTTAGACATAATTGGCTGAGCTACTGAACCGTCAACCTGCACTATAAATTCCACATTCTCAGGCATATTGATTGTAGACATAAATCTAACACCGTGAAATGTTGTAAACTCTTCTGCCGCTGTATTAACATTGGCATTATTAACATTCTCATCTAGGTATTTTCTCATCTGACTATATACAGCTGGTGTAACCTGAACTGATAACATATTTCTCGGAATACCCTGAATGTAATCATTCTTGAGTGTTTCCAATGTTACGATTGTTTCCTCAATAATATCCTGAATAGCAGTGGTTCCCGATGATGGTGTGAACTGTGTACCAGAGTTTACACACTCTCTAAAGAACTCCTCATCTAATTCATTAGCCATCTGCATTGCATGATTGGCACTTCTACGAGTAATAAGACCATCTACACCTAAAAGTGAGATATCTTTCTGCTCAATCTCTTCTACGAACTCCTTATCTCTATCAATAGGAATTGTTACTGTAGCTCCTTTTACTTTCTCTCCTTCTCCACCTCTACGTGCTGTGCCGTAGTCCTTAGATTTTGCATTTGCAAATCTCTTTGCTTCTACTGTTCCGGCAGTTGGGTCTCCAGATAAGTCCTGATTCTTAATCTGTCCTGAAATAGTAGACTTCTGTACATTCTCAAGTACTCCGTCATATGCTTCCGATAAAAGCATCTTTCCCTGTGGGTCAAGTAATACCGATAATGATTCAATTCTTGGCATAAGTTTTCTCCTTCCTTATAGCTACCATATAATTGGTCTTTCTTTTGGTGTTGGTTCAGGCTTTGGGTCTGTATTATCACCTGGATTTGTTTTACCACTAAAAGATGGTTTTGGTTCAGTATTTTTAGGGTCTGTGGTCTCTGTGATAAATGCCCCAGCATCCTGCTCCTTGTATGCATTTACAAAATCATCAAATCCTAAGATTTTTCCATTCTCCATTGATAACTTTTTAGCTTTCAAATCGGACATAAATGCCTTCTTCGCTGAGTTAGAAGAAAATTTAAGTTTAGATGAATTTTCCTTAATGGCAAAGTCATAAGCCTGCTCAGCTAACTGATTCTCATAATCTGCCTTTGCTTTATTATAAGTTGTCTGAAGATTATCAAAATTAGTTTGTAATGTAGCTAACTTATCTGCATCTCCACCAGCATCTTTTAGCTGTGTCCTTAAACTAGCTAAATCCGTGTCTCTCTGAGCTATATCAGTATCATATTTTGTCTGAATAGTATCTCTCTCTGTCTCTGCTTTGCTTAGCTTAGTTCGTAAAGTATCAACCTCGCTCACTGTCTTGTAATTCTCCAAAACTTCCTTGTCAAAAGCTTCTTTCTTATCCTCAGGAATTTCAATTCCATAAGATTTAAGAATTTCGTAAATGTTTTTCATGTTTTATTGCTCCTTTTCAACTAAAATAATTGTTATAGACCACTTTCTGGTCTGTGGTTTACTTCATATTGTATTATACA